CCTGATGGTTCCAACAGGTGTCGAGCAGTCTTTCCGCACCACTCTGGATGAGCGTGACGGTGTACGCCTAGTTCTTACTGGAACCGCTGACTGGGTTCAGGATGACCTGATCCTGGACTGGAAGAACCCGAGCCGTGAGTACCTGCCGTGGGAGCAGCGCCGCTGGAACCTCCAGGCCAGTGTCTACTGCTACGCCTTCGGCATTCCGCACTTTGATCTGGTGGCGTTGGTAACGGGGAAGATCCAGACCATCCGTATCGAACGCTGGATCCCTGAGGTTGAGGCGCTTCGGGATCTCTGCTGGTCTGTCGCTGCTTTGATACAATCCGATTTGAAGGTCTGGCCTAAGCGTTGGGCGGGATGGCATTGCTCACCGAAGTGGTGCCCCGTCTGGCAGGCTGGTGAATGCCGAGGGAAACACCTTGGCTCTACACCCTGGTAAAGGGGAGAGAGAGAGATACAGCATGGATCGGGATTCTTCGATCATCGCTCAGGTTGCAGCAAAGGTGGCAGGCTCCGTCTGCTGCGGGAGCTCCGACATTGACAAGTACCTGGGCTGCGTGGAGGCAGTCCACAATGACCTGATGGAGCGTGCCGGTGCCGGCATCGTTGCTCAGGTGTTCCCCGGAGCGGTCACTACGGCCGGTCCTGCGCCCACTCCGGCGCCTGGCCCGACCCAGCAGTCGGTTGCCGCTGCTCCTGCCCCTCAGGCGGCTGGAACAGCCCCCGGTGGGGCCCGTGTGGGGGCGAAGATTTACCCCCGCGTCGACTTCTGTGTCGGCCGGCAGTCGGATGAGAAGCAGGCTGCGTGGAACGTGTTGGCGTTCCAGCCGAGCGAGTGGTCCGACGGTAACGGCGGCACCATCAAGGTGTTCGAGGTCAAGGAACACGGCGACGGCACCACTGATCTTGCCAAGAGTGGCAAGAACTTCCCGAACTTCTCCGTGATGAAGGAGGCGTTCGCTCACATGGGGGTCACCGTGGGGAACAACGTGGGCCTGTGGGTCAACGATGGTGACAGCAACGTCCCGTTGAAGGTGTGGGATCAGGCCGCTGGTCAGACCCAGGCCGACGCCGTCGACTTCCCGTGGGAGTCGAGGCGGTCCGAACTCCAGCAGTACGCCTACGGTAAGTGATCGAAGGCGCACCTGTTGCGCTCAGTGAGGCTGACATCGACGCCCGATTGGAGGGTGCCGATGTTCAGCCCGCTGGCCGTAACTACCGTTACTTCCAACCCAGCCACAAAGCGGTCGACAAGTGGGTGGAATACGCAGCGGGGAGCCACGACAGGTTCTTCCTGGGGTTGGGAGATATCGACACCAAGATGCGTGGCGTGTGGCCGTCGGATGTTCTGGTGGTCACGGGCCGTGCCCATAGTGGCAAGTCCGCCGTGTTGCTGTCGGCCATAGCGACGAACCTGGCTGCGGATCCAGACTTCCGCGCTGTGATCTTCACACCGGATGAGCCGGAGACTCTGGTTGTCAGCAAACTGTACGCCCTTCTGTACCTCCAGAACCTGGCCGACGTGGAGGAAGGGTTGCAGGCAGGCGACCCGACGCATCGGCAACACATCGAGGATGCCAAGGACACGTTGGATCGGGTGCAAATCTTTCCGGCTGCCATGCCGTTCGACGAGATGAGTGTCGCCCTGGCCGAGTGTGAGGACTTCTGGCAGATCCGTCCACGGTTCGTGATGATCGACTTCCTTGAGCAGTTGCCGGCAGCGTCCGGTTACGAGGGTGTGTCATCAGTGTTGAAGGGTGTGAAGGAGTGGGCTGAAACGGAGAACCTTCCCGTTGCCCTTGTTCACCAGTCTGGTAAGAGCTCGACGCGGGGAATGTCGAGGGGAATGGATGACGGTAAATACAACGCTGACGAGTACGCCATCCTCCAGTTGAATGTGTTTCGCAAGCGTGACCTTGCGAAACTTGACGACTATCAGCGTCGCATCCATTCGGTGTCCATCTCGTTGGATCTGTGTAAGAACAAGCGGCCTCCGTGCCATACGACCAATCCCGCTATCGACTATTACATGGATCCGCACTGTGGCCTTGTCCGCGAATACTACGAATCTGACATTCCTTCGGATGACCGATGGATGATGTAGCCGATATCTTCGCCCGGCTGCACCAGGGTGGCCGTATAGCCATCAACTACGAGGGCATCCGCCCTCTGGTCAACGAACGGGGTGAGGCGTATTCGGCTGAGGGTGAACCGTATGTGGATGCTGTGCGGGGGCACCTGGAGGGGGAGCCACCCATCGGCGTGTACCCCCTCTTTAGGAAGGACTATCAGCGTACCGCTGAGTGGTATGTGAACTGGTTGGCGGTTGACCTCGACGAGGGGGAACCCGACTTTGTTCACGCCTGCAACCTGCAACGGTTGTTGGGACGGTTCGGGGTTTACGGTTGGATTGAGCGGTCCAGGTCGAAGGGCTTCCATGTGTGGGTGTACCTGCGGCAGCCGTTGACGGCGGAGATGGGACGGGAGGCGATGCTGGGTGCGTGCCGGCTGGTGGACGTACCCGTCAAGGAGGTGTACCCGAAGCAGATCACGTTGGATGGGAAGGGGTTCGGGAACTGTCTGCTGCTGCCGTATCCGAACATGGGTAACCCTGGCAGGCAGGTCATGGTCAACAAGCACGACACGGTGTACCCGCTGTGGGCCTTCGTGGAGGCTGCGTGGGAGTCGAGGGCCAGCAGCCACGCCATCCGTTCCATCCATGCCCTGTACCAGGAGCAGCACTCGAAGCCGATCTCTCAGGTCGACCAGGTCCGCGTCCGCGATGACGACAACTTCGGGTACATCGCCCGCAGGATATGGGAAGGTGACATTCGGGAAGACCGATCCAACGCACTGTACGCCTTCGCCTGTTCCCTGTTCCGGCAGAACTACAGCGACTACACGGTGCTGCACCTGACGGGGCAACTGGATGAACGTGTCGGAAAGTTTGTGGGTCGCAGCGACCGTGACCGACGCCTCGAAGAACTTGTTACGAATGCCAGGAACCAAACCTTAGGAGAGCTCTGATGGCACCCAATCCTCGAACGTACCGGTTCACGGTCAAGGGGCGACCCAAGGCGAAGGGGCGTCCCCGTTTCGGCAAGGGACGCACCTACACGCCGCACGGCACCGTTGTCGCTGAGGCCAAGATCGCTGCATCATACAGGGGGCCGAAGTTTGAGGGGCCGGTGTCGTTGGCGTGCGTGTTCTCCGATGACCGGGTGACGATCACGTTGACACCGATAGAGATGGACAAGTCTCCGTTGCGGGGGGACGTGTCCAACTACCTGAAACTTGTTGAGGATGCTTTGAATGGTCACGCCTATGAGGATGACCGGCAGGTTCATCGTCTGATCGGAAAGAAGAAATGATGCAGATTGAACTGGACCCGTGGGAGTACGAACATGCGTTGCATGTCGGTGCCCGCCGGTTCATCGAGAACTGGGGCAAGGCGGATGCCGCCCACTACGACAAGAAGCGCATGGAGGACAACCGCACCGCCCTGGCTGCCGCATCCGTGGGGGAACTGGCCGTGGCGAAGATCACGAACCAGTATTGGCCGGGGCACGTCTGGCACAAGTCGGACCATAAGACTTACAAGCACCTGCCGGATGTGGGGCACAACATCGAGGTGCGTCGGGTGCGGACCAGCACCAGCGCCGCTGTACGCCGACGCCAGTTGGGCATGGGGCTTGTGCTGTGGGTGGTGCAACCTGTTCCGCCGGAGTTCCGCGTCGTCGACATCCTGGGCTGGATCGACTATGACGAGGCGTGGGAAAAGGGTGAACCGTCGCATTACGACCCGGAGAACACACGGGTCATCGGGGAGCAGTTTCTGAACGCACCGTCTATTGAGTAGGGCGGAGCGGGGAGCATGGACAGCCGACCCGTACCTGATGGATGTTCTCATGGGGCCGGCTCAGGCGGATCGTCCAGCGTTGGCGGTCCGACCGTGGGCGCAACGCCGCCCTGAGAACCGTTACGAGGCTTTGCTGCTGTCAGCACCTGGGGTTGAACCCGAGGAAAGCATCGCGGAACAGGACGAACTACGGGAGATCGTCGCTGACGCCATGGATTGCCTCACTGAGGAAGAACGGTGGATCTTCCACATGCTCACCACGGTGCGGTTGAGTCTGCGTTTCGTCGGTCGTGTCCTGGGGGTGCCGAAGACGACGTTGGCGCGTAAACGCGACCGGATCATTCAGAAACTACAGGCAGCGTTGCTTGAGTCACCTGTCATACATGAACGGATACGGTCCTATTCTTCTGTGAGGTCGTAAAGCGTCAGGCACTGTTCGAGCATCTCGACGAACCCTGTGACCCATCCGAGAATCCGTGACAGGGCGATCAGGTCGCCGCCGCTGGCATCCTGCCAACCGCCGACCATCGCTTCTGCTTCGGGGCGTTGGAACACCAGGAGGACACCGAGTCGGTCGCCGTACCAGGATGCGTGGGTGCCGTCGTCGATGTTGAGAAGGTGCCGGCTTTCCTGGAAGGAACGTATGATGTCCTGTTCGATCTGACCGCCGCTCGACGCCATGAAGTCCCCCCACTTGGCGTCGAGTTCCGGCACGTCCATCAGGTCAGGCTATCAGCGGCGTAGGTCTTGATGAGGGACAGGGTGGCGGCGACGGCGGCTATGATCGCACCGCGTGCGGTCGACAGGTCGCTGATTAGGAATACTCCTAGGAATCCCTGGACGAAGGTCCAGGCTGCTCTCTCTAACATGTTGCTCATTTCTTTCCTCTCGATTTTGGTTTCGCTTTGTCGTAGGCGATGGCGGCTGCCTGGTCCCGTGG